GGAGCGATGAGAGACCAGTTTTCAGCCGGTATAGTGACCTACCTTATGGAAGTACTACCGCGAGGACGCAATCAGTGCACCGATGTTTTGGTGTGCACGAAAACTGCGCTGTCGCGAATAGTGGCCATGGGATCAATGCTATCCTTAACCTGATTAACTGGGTCCTAGTTCCACCCATCGACTAGCACTCTGAAGTTGAATTGAAGTCCATACCAGACGTCCCCGCAAAGGGATGTCCAGTCTGGTTCCGAGAAGATGCTCCTAAAGGTCTTACACTTCTCTTCAACTCTTTGAATACAGTAGGGTGTTCTTAGTCGGACCGATGCCCCAAAGAACTGGCCTAGACCGGCAGGACTCCGATTCTCCAAAAGTCGTTCTTCCCCATACTTCTTCTGTTCACCAATCAGCTTCTTTGCTGCCCAATAGACAATAGATGTCTTTCGAAGACACTGTCTCTTTAGGGTCTTAATGTTCGGTGGTATATTTTCACCCATTAAGGAATAGATGACGTTTGAGGCCTGAACCTCTTTGCTAAGACCATAAAGACAGGCTGCTTTTGAACTTGCAACCTTGTCTCTAAAATAGCGGAATCCGATAGAATCGTTATCCACCTGCTCTAGTCCCAGATCAAAGAGGCTACGACCTGACCAACCAATATCTCTTCTGTGTTCTAAGAGAGCTGCTAGTGCGGCATGGCGAAATCTGGCCATGCTGGAAGTATCCCAGTACTTGAAATAGTCAGAAAACCCAATCTGATAAAGTTTTGAGTTAACCGAACCCTCTTGTTGCGTAAGATCGCCGTCTGTGTCCATCCCCTTCTTCATATCATAGATAAAACCATGATTGAGATAGGGTACAGCTCTATCCTGCTCCGGTAGGAAATAAACAGAGTTTATGGTACAGAACTTCTTTGCTTCAAAGTTCTTCCCTACGGACTTCTCAAATCCAACAAGCTTTATGTTCTTGGTCCACTGATCTATGAACTCCGGTGTGGCGCGAAACAAAATATCGTCACCATTTATAAGAACCGGACACCTTTTGTAAAGTAGGTGTTTTTTACCATAGACCTGACGTATGGTGTACTTGTACACCAGATAGTTAGTGAGACATAAAAGCGGAAATGAGAAGATACAGCCCATCAGCTGCCCGTTCGTCTGCTGAAAATCAGCAGGAATGTCCTCTGCTCCCAAGGAGGGATGGCATTTATCGTAACTTATCCAATTGCCCACTAAGGCCCTTTCCATCACCTTTTGGTAGACGGGATCGTGTCGCATAATAGCGTCGAGGATAGTCTGCGTTACATCCATGTGCATATTGTCTGTTGCTGCTGAGTAATCACCAGAGACCCAATACATAAGGTCTTCTTGGTCTTCGGCATGACAAAAAGCCGTTTCAGCCCACAGATTCTGAATATGCGAGGATGTCACCGTTTCCCCGATCAACGCGAATTGCCACATCGACCGCAGTCTTTTCCATAAATGTTTTTGGAGATCTTTATAGATTCCATTGACAAAGGCTGGTGCCTTCGTTATGGTCCTGCATTTCAGGGGCTCCAATATGAATTTGACGGAAGTATCTTCTTGATAGAAGTCATCTTCGAAGGATAAGTAATGACACTGCTTCTTTACGAACGAAAAGTCGAATCTGAATCTTTCCTCAACACAACCCAAATGGGGGGAGTAATGAATTCGATACAATTGATCCGCTGACAACGTATGGTGTAGTATTAGTCGCCAGAAGGTCGCCTCCTTACCGAACATATCCTTCTCAATATTGGCCCCACATGGTGGTGCACCAGTATACTGACAGGAATCGATCGTGCTAAGGGTGTGACATAAGGCCCCTAAATTTGCCATCGGCTGCTCTGAGCAACTCTTATGAGAAATCTTGGAGCCAATCGAACCAAAGTCTTCCTTGTAAGGTGGGATCATACGAATAACCTCTTCCCTGATGAACTCGAGTAACTCATTTGGAGTCTCGTGAACCTGGGAGAGTATCTTCTTATGTTTTTCAGCAGCCTGTAGAATAAAGTTTCTATCTACTGTAGGCATGCCCCGCTTTATACCTTGTAGGACGGTAAGACGGAGAGACCGACTTTTTTCTTTCCAAGTTTTTGTGCGAAGGAACATGTTGAACCTCTTCTGTATGAACCCAACGGAGAAAACTCCATCAGGACCAAAGATGGCCACATCCCGTTCGGGGTACTCTAACCGATCCTCACAACACCGTCGCTCAGAGTCGACGAAACTCCAGTTAAGTTGATATTTCATCTCCTTAACCCAAGTCCCGGCTGCCCCAAGGCACATCCAGTAGAGTGTGGAACCGATTATTGACTTCGCGAGGTTTCCTGAGAGTATTGGACCTTTTGTATACACACACAGTGCTGTAACAAGATTGTCCACTATCCTCAAGGAATCTCGGATGAGATTTCGGAATCGTGCTCGATCTAAGCGCGTCCATCCGTGCAAAATTGTACGGATTTCGGCAAGTCCTTTCCCCGAAAGACTGACATCCAAGCCCATAATAGGGAGTTGAATATCAGCCTGTGAAAAGACCGACCGACCTGATGGCCTGCAAGCTGAGCAGCTGCAGGTCGCCTTCAGGAGAGGCTCGCTAAGAATTTTGCCATAGTCCAAGCTGCTAACAGCTTTGGAAAGGATCACAGCCCCCCGGCTGTGACAGGCATCCTCAATCGTTTGTCGTAGATCTTCGACAATATCTGAATCGCAAAAGCACACTTGTGGTATCTCTTTGGAGAGGACCGACATGATGTCTTTAAAAGAG